TTCATACTTCCTGAATACAGCTATCTTACTGTCGATGTTCTTTAATCTATCTGCAAACTCAGAGTCATTTCCAGGTGTACGGGATTGTTGGTTTAAGTCTTCAAAGTATTTATTGAATATATCCAACTGTACTTGAGTTGCTATTTTATTGAACTCGTCAGGGGTCATATAACCTCGACCTTCTTTATTGAGCATCAATAAGACTGTTTTGTAAACTTTATCTACGGGTATTGCCATTGTTCAGTTGTTTTTATAAAAAAAGGAGACTACGTTAGCAGCCTCCTTATTAGTATTACATGTTAAGAGAACTTTTTCTCTATGGATTTGTAAACCTCCAGACCTTCATCCGTTTTAAAGAACGATGCCATTGCTGAGTAAGGATGCTCATCGAATGGAACAGTCATAAGTTTCTTGCCGTTAGAGGCCCATAAGAATGTTCGTTGATCAGGGGATATCTTTATAATGTTAGCTTCTGTAGCCCTAATAGCGAAGTTCCTTAATTGTACGTTTTCATCATTAGCTAACTCAATAAATAAAGAAGGATTATTCTTTGCAAACATAAGTAAATCTCTTTTAATCTCTCTACTAGTCATACTAGATACTTGAGAGCCGATCTCTACCCTAAGAATAGCCTCAGCTTGATCAATATCCATGTTTGTAGCAGCATTAAGAGCATCGATCTCTAATTCTAAGTCAACCAATTCATCATTAGCTTCCTGTACCTTATTAAACTCATAGTATTTCATATTAAGTCCCGGGTGATACAAGGATAATAGCTTTTGTAAGTTTTGTTTTTGTTTAGGAACGGTTAATGTACCATTTCTAAATACAACATGCCCTAATGTGGCTTCCCCTTTTTGTTCGTCTACGAACGGAGAGTTTTGATTAGTTGCATATCTTAATTCTTTTTGTTCTCCAGTCTCCTCATCAAACCATAATAACGGAAATCTTGCCGAATGTTTCGATGCTATTGTTGCAGTTAATGGAGTGTTAGGTCCTTTTAGGATATATACTCTATCCTTAATTTCCCAAGATGGTTTATTCATTTTAGTGTTATTTTCAATAACAACTTTCTGTGCTACGGGTTTCGCAGCGGGTGCTTTTTTAGCTTGTGCCATGATATAATATAATTAAATAGTTTAAAAGTGTGACAATAGGGCCTTAATATATACTAGTAAGGGGCTAATGTCCCAGTTCTTTATATGTTAAAAGTAATGAATTACCCCCAGAAGTATATCCGAGGGTAAACATTACATATAATCTAGTCAGTGAAGATCACGAAGTTATTCGCAGCCTGAACACATAGACATCTCTCAGAAAGGAAGTGTACTTCCATTGCATCAAGGTCAGAAGTGTAAGCTCCTCCAACAGATCCAGTTAACCAAGACTTCATTCTACGGTCGTCAGTTTGTGAAGCTCTATATCTAACGTGCAAGAATGGACGTCTGATGTTAGTACCCAACATTTGATCGTATACTGTAGAAGTTCCAGCTGGTACCAATACTCCTTCGATACCTGCATCAGCAACACCTCCACGAGTTGAAGCATCGTTCAAGTATTTCCAGTCAGTCTTATAGAAGTCGTAAGAACCTCTACGGAAACCAGAGAAACCTAAGTTAAGTGCCATATCCTCAGAGTTCTCGAACAAACCATAAGCAGTACCTCCGTTTCCTCCAGAAGAAACTCCAGCAAGCATGTTATCGATAGTCAAAGACATTTGACGGTTAAGGAAAAGCATATTCTCTTCAATAGCTCCTTGCGTGTCAAGGTTCTTAAGAATATTATCGAAATCAGAGAAGTTTCCAGCGCTAGGTGCGAAACCAGAGAAAGTGTTACCACGTTCTTTAATTGCAGCAAACAAACCTTCAGTACCTTTCTTACCAGCAGCTAAAGCTCCAGAACCAGCAGCAGCTTTAGTTCCTTCAACTACAGACATTTCTAAGTAATCTTCGAAACGTAAGCGAGTTTCAGACTCAGCCTTCAAGTACCACAAGTATCCTCCAGTTCCGTCTTCAGTGGCAACCTCAACCCATCCGATCTGTGCAGCGTCTGATCCAGAGATAGCGTACTTAGACTTGATGATAATTGGTGAGTTTGAGAACTGCGTGAAAGAAGGAGTAATAGACTTGATGTCAGCATCTCCAGTTCCTTTAGCGTACTCAGAACCGTAAACGAAGATCTTTAATCCAGTAGTTCCGTTAGCGAAAGTAGCAGCTAAGTTAGCTCCAGTGTAAGTTGCAACTTCAATAGTAGCAGTACCTCCAGCGTTCGTGCTGTCTGTAACTAATGCAGTTACTTCAGTTCCTGCTGCTGGATCCAAGATAACGATAGTCTCGTTCTTAGATACAACGTTGTGTACGTCAGAAGTTAAATCAAAAGTAAGCTCAGTGTTCGAAGCAGCAGTTACATCATTGTAAGCAATGTGCAATCTGTTTTGCTCAGACCAAATAACTTGATCAGAAGACATAGGCATTTCAGCTCCTACCATACGTAAGAACCCAGAAAGAGTTCTGTTTCCATAACGCTCAATCTCTTGTTCGTAAATCTCAGGTAAGTACTGTTGTGCAAAATCGTTACCTGATCCATCTGTAAAACTTAGGTAGTTATCAGATAGTAATTGTTGTTTTTGACTCGGCTTAATTGAGCCGAATGTTTTATTTAAAGCCATTTTTTTTGGGATTTAAAAGTTAAATTCTTATTTTCTTAATAGACAATTTTGACGCTTGCTTCACGTCGGGATTTATTACTCTTGCTTTTATACCGTTCTTAAACTCATTAGGAGCTGGCTGTCTATGTGTAGTACTCGGGTTTTTGGAGTTGTCTACAACTTCTTTAACAGCGTCAGCTTTACCCTGTTCGTAAAAGTGGTTCGCAATAGTGTCGATATTATCAGCGGCGTACATAGCTTTGTGGTAACCTCTAGTGTCTTTAACACTACCATCTTCATTAAGGAACTTCCCTAATATGTTGTTAATGTTAGACTGGTTCTCAGCAACTTTACTTGGGTCTTTAACTCCGTATCTAAATTTCTTTTCTCCTAAGTTGAAATCAAAACCTTTGAATTCGTCGGAAAATAAATCACTAGTTTGGGTCTTAAAGGCATCGTGTCGTTCCTGTGCTTCTGCTTGCTGTTGATTGTATCTGTTGAAAAAATCTAATGCTTTTTGTTGGTCTTCATTAACACTAGGCCTTGACTTAATCTCAGCATAGTATTTATCTTTAGTTTCCTCTAAAAAGCCTTTTGCTTTCGCAATTTCTTCTTTGTATGCAAGTTTTTTCTTGCGTATATCTCTTTCTTCGTCTAACTCTTCATCGTATGAAAAGTCTTCTAGCATTATCTCTAAGTCTTCAGCTTCTAAATAAGGCTTAGTCTTCTTATAGTATTCTTTAAGTAGAGTATCTTCATCTACATTAGAATAATCAGCATTTAAACGAACATAATCATCTATGCTACCACCTGTCTCATTCATAAAGGTGATTAGCTTCTCTACATTGTCTGGTAAAGCGTCTCGTTGAGTTTGAACTTGATCATTAGATGTATGCTGTAGGTTTTCTTCATCTGTAACCTCCTGTATAACGCTTGTCTCTTGTGCTGGATCTTCAGCAGTATCAGCGACTTGCGGGTTAACCACGGTAGGTTCTTCTGGTGTATCTTGCTCATCTTGAGGGATAACTACCTTAGTAACGTCCGGTTCTTTGTGGTTTGTAGGCTCGACTGATAAATCTACTTTAACTGGCTCGTTTGTAGCCTCGTTAGAGAAAGTCTTCATCTTCTTTCCTTTTAGAGAAAAATCTCCTTCTTGTTTAGTTTCTGACATAATATAATATAATTAAGTAATTGTTATAAAGAATTAAGATCTACGTTCTGTGTGCCGAATTGAGCTACTTCTTGGTTAGTCTCGAAGTTCTTAGGTGTTTCGTCGTTCTTCCTTTGAGCTATCAATTCTGACTGCTGCGTAGCTTGTATTCTAGTTCTTTCGTCTTTACGATCTTCTGCTTGAGTTCCTTTGGACTTTTCAGCTCTGATCTTAGCTTCTTCTAGTTTTATCTTGTAGCCAAACTCTTCAGCCATTAACTCTCTTTTTATCTGAGCTTCTGTCTGCATCTTCTGTATCTCGAATTGCACTTTAGCTTGCTCTATACTAACTTTCTCCGCTGTTATAGCTTGTTGCTTTTGAACTTCTGCCATAGCTGCGGCTTCTTGAGCCTGAGCGTTAGCCTGAGCTTGAGCTTGTATGTTTCTCTCACTCAATTCTTGGTCTCTAGCTATCTTCTGTTGTTGCCTTAACTTTATATACTTGTTAGCCAACTTCATGTTGCTTATTTCACGAACATCAATAGCATCGGATAGAGATATAGCTCCTGATTGTAGAGCTACTTGAACGTTTGCTTCTAGTTTAGCGATATCCTCTTCTTCTGGCTCCATTTTTAGTGATATACCAAAATCGTGCAATTGAAGACTTATCAACTCTTCTAGTGTATTAGTATTAAAAGTACTAATAGAATTAGCTAGTGAGTTTCTCAATAGAGGATTCCTAAGAGCATCAGCAGCTTTCAGGCTTATGTTTTCGCACACTCTAAGACTAACTTTAAGTAAAGACATAAGAATATGCTTAGTAGCTGTATTCGACGCGTTAGCGGCTAGTTTCTGTAATCCTAGTAAAGCATCTTTATCAGGCATTGAACCATCTCTAGCTTCGTTAAGACCTGTGACGTCTCTTATCATCTGTAAGTAGTACTGATAAGTACCTATCAAACTCTGTATCTTACCTTGACCTGATGACGATGCTAATTCTTGAACTGGAACCTTACCAGAGTTCATACCACCGTCTTGTGTCATTGATCTACCTACGACACTACCTGTCTGGAAGTACATATTAAGCGCCTCCGCTGGATTGTAGTTTGTGCCATTACCTAAATCAACCTCAGCTAAACCGTCCATATCTAAGAAAACTCCATCAGGAACTATTCTAGACATAACTTGTTGTAGCTTTAAATGAGTTAATTGAATCATATCAGCAAAGCCCGTTATACGGCTAACTATAGATTCTATTTTACCTTTGTACATTCTAGGAGCAGCGATGCAGTAGTTCATTTCAACTTTGGTTGAATCAGCTACAGGTCTAGTCATATTCTCTGCCATCTTCCATTCTAGCATATGGTTGTTGCCTAGTACTTTAGCTCCAGTGTACAATACTTCTATACTTCTACTTACTCTTTCGAAGTTATCATTTACAGGTGGATTAAAGGTATCTTGTTTCTCGATAGCTTTTTCCAACCCATTATCTGTTCTTTTAATTTTAAACACTTGGTCTAAGTAAGTCTTGTATTCGAAGTACATTACTTGAACAGTGTTTTCATCGTAGTTACCCCAACCTGTCACGTATTGAGAGTTACCCGGCATAGCTTGGATAGCTGACAACTCTTCAGGTGATATATGTGGGAACTGTTTTTTTAGTTCAGGTATAGTTATAGATTTAACCTCACCTACGTAGTATACGTCTTCAAAGTTAGGATCCTCGCTATAAGAATGAACCATATAGGCAGGGTCAACGTATTCTACTCTTATACCTTCAGTGGGGTTAAAGTTTGTTTTAGCTGCGCATATACCTAGTACAGTTAAGTCATAGGCTAATCTCTTCTTTGTTTCCTCGTAAGAATTAATAGCTAACGTATTACTTATCAATTCTTCTTGAGCTATCTCAACCGTTTGCTTGTAACTCATCTGCATATACAAGTCT